TGCATTAACTGCATCTCTTGCAGAACTTTCTGATGGTTACGATTTATTTGAGAATACTGAAAACTTCAAGGTAGATTTCCTTCTGATGGGATCTGCAGCGTATAATATTAACGATGCACAAGCACTTGCAAATAAACTAATTTCTGTTGCAGAGTTGAGAAAAGATGCAATCGCATTTATTTCTCCATACAGAGGAGCAGCACTTTCTGATACCCCATCTCAGACTGAAGTAACTGTAAGGTCTGCTGCCGATATCACCAATAACGTGGTTGAATTCTATGCACCTGTAACCTCATCTACTTATGCAGTATTTGATAGTGGATATAAGTACATGTATGATAGATTCTCAAATACCTTCAGATATGTGCCGCTGAATGGAGATATTGCAGGTCTCTGTGCTCGCAATGATATTAATAACTTTGCTTGGTATTCACCTGCAGGAACCTCTAGAGGTGCGATTCTGAATGCAGTTAAACTTGCATACAATCCATCAAAAACTCAAAGAGACGTTCTCTATTCAAATAGAGTCAACCCAGTAATCTTCTCACCAGGAGCAGGTATTATCCTATTTGGTGATAAGACTGGATTTGGTAAGTCCTCCGCATTCGATAGAATCAATGTCCGTCGTCTGTTTATCTATCTTGAGGATGCTATTTCTCAAGCAGCAAAAGATGCTCTCTTTGAATTCAATGATGAGATTACGAGAACAAACTTTGTAAACACCATTGAGCCATTCTTACGCGATGTCCAAGCGAAGAGAGGAATCTTTGATTATGTCGTTATCTGCGATGAAACAAATAACACTGCTGCTGTGATAGATAATAATGAATTTGTTGCAGACATTTACATCAAACCAGCAAGATCAATTAACTTCATTGGTCTTAACTTTATCGCCACCAAGACTGGTGTTGACTTCGAAGAAGTAATCGGAAACTTTTAATTTAGAGGTTTAAACAATCATGGCAACTAGACAACAATTAAATCCACCTCCTTTAAGAAAGATTACTGACTTCAAGAGTAAGTTAACTGGTGGTGGCGCTCGTTCTAATTTATTTGAAGTTGTTCTTTCATTTCCAGATATCGCTCCTGCAGATACTAATGTTCTTGATAAAGCAAGATTTTTAGTGAAAGGTGCAAATCTTCCAGCATCAAACGTTGCTCCAATTGATGTACCTTTTAGAGGAAGAACTTTAAAAGTTGCAGGAGATAGAACCTTTGAAAGTTGGACAGTGACAGTTATTAACGACACTGATTTTGCAATTCGTTCTGCCTTTGAAACCTGGATGAACAGGATTAACAGAGTTTCTGATAATACTGGAGTAACAGATCCAGCAGCATACACTGCAGATGCATTTGTGTATCAACTTGATCGTGATGGATCAACTTTAAGGGCATATCATTTTTATGATATTTTTCCAACTTCAATTGGTGCAATTACTCTTGATTATGGCACATCAACAATTCAAGAGTTCCCAGTAGAGTTCCAAATTCTTTGGTGGGAAGCAATGAAAGGTAATTCTCCAGCAGCTGGTGGAGATGATATCAACTAAATAACTTATACAAACAGTTTAACAAAATTATAAGATGGCGAAACTTTTTGGTTTTTCGATTGAAGATGAAGATAAAAAACCTAAATCTGTAGTTTCCCCCGTTCCTCCAAATAATGAGGACGGGGTTGATTACTTTATTCAATCAGGTTTTTATGGTCAATATGTAGACATTGAAGGTGTTTATAGAACAGAATATGATCTTATTCGTAGATACCGCGAAATGGCATTACATCCAGAGTGTGATAATGCCATTGAAAGTGTTGTAAATGAGGCTCTTGTCAGTGATTTATATGATTCTCCGGTAGAAATTGAATTATCAAATTTAAATGCAAGTGAAAGGTTGAAGGAGGTCATTAGACAAGAATTTAGGTATATCAAAGAAATCATGGATTTTGATAAAAAATCTCATGAAATTTTTAGGAATTGGTATGTGGATGGACGTTTATTTTATTTAAAAGTCATTGATCAAAAAAATCCTGAGGCAGGAATTCAGGAGTTAAGATATATTGATCCAATGAAAATGAAGCATGTCCGTCAAGAAAAAAAGACTGGCAATGATGTAAACGGAACAAGAAACTTAAATTTATTATCAAGATCTTTCGGACAAGAACAAGAATATAATTTTCCAGAAGTAGAAGAATATTTTATTTACACACCTACACCAAATTTCCCAACCGGAACAATTAGTGGTGGATCTAAAAAGGGTGTAAAAATTGCAAAAGATTCAATTACATATTGCACATCTGGATTAGTCGATAGAAACAAGGGAACTATTCTTTCATATCTTCATAAAGCAATAAAAGCACTCAATCAGTTAAGAATGATTGAGGACTCTCTTGTAATTTATAGATTATCTAGAGCACCAGAAAGAAGAATTTTCTATATTGATGTTGGAAATCTTCCCAAAGTAAAAGCAGAGCAATACCTTAAAGAGGTTATGTCTCGCTATAGAAATAAGTTAGTTTATGATGCTAACACTGGCGAAGTTCGTGATGATCGCAAGTTTATGAGTATGCTTGAAGATTTTTGGTTGCCAAGAAGAGAGGGTGGTCGTGGTACAGAAATTACTACTCTTCCTGGTGGACAAAATCTTGGAGAACTTTCTGATATTGAATATTTCCAGAAGAAACTTTACAGAGCACTGGGAGTTCCAGAAACAAGAATTGCTGGAGGTGGAGATGGATTTAATCTTGGAAGATCATCTGAAATACTTCGTGATGAATTGATGTTTTCTAAGTTTGTTGGAAGACTAAGAAAAAGATTTGCAAATCTTTTTAATGATCTTCTTCGTACTCAACTTCTTCTTAAAAATATTGTTTCTCCAAAAGATTGGGAACAAATGAGTGATCATATTCAGTATGATTTCTTATATGATAATCATTTTGCAGAATTAAAAGAGGCAGAATTATTAACAAACAGATTAACTCTTGCAACTACAATAGAACCTTATATTGGAAAGTACTATTCTACAGAGTACGTTCGTAAAAAAATTCTTCGCCAAACAGATTCTGAAATTATTGAAATTGATTTTCAAATTGAAGATGAAATTGCAAAAGGAATTTTACCAGACCCTAATGCTCAAGTAGATGAAATGGGCAATCCTATTCCCACAGATCAAGAAACTGCTGGACAGGCAATTGAACAAGGTGCTGGAGGAGAAGTTCCTATAGAGCCCACAGTAGATGTGTCTCAAGTCGAAATTCCAGAACCCAAAGGTGGAAAAATATAAATAACCATATAATAATAAATCAATTTTTATGGAAGAACTTATCGACTTGATTGCGACTGATGGATCTCCTTCTGATGTTTCTGATGCTATTAAGCAGTTGCTTTATACTAAATCTGCAGAAAAAATAGATGCTATTCGTCCAGAAGTTGCTTCAATAATGTTTGGTGATGATAATCAAACAGAGGATAATGAATAATGGCAATAAAAATAGTTCAAAATGTAGATAGAATTTCTCCAACTGTTTCTGTTGCGGCAACTAGTAATCCAATTGCTTTAAAAAGTGGATATATTAGAGTTGCTACAGGATTAACAGCAGTTTATGTTGAGACTGGTGGAAATCCTGTGGTAACAACTAACTCCTTTTATGTTTCGCCATATGGAAATGAAGTAATAAAGGAAAGGATTGCTAGGCAAAAAATATCTGGCATTTCTACAGGATCATCTACTGTCATTACATTTCCAAATAATGCGGGAAATCCCTTCATCATTGGAGATTATGTGACTATTGAAAATGCACAACCTGTAGGAGTGAATACTGTTCATCAATTAGTAACTGATTTAACAGATTCTACTCTAACAATTTCAGCAGATACATCATCAGTTGTCGGTGTTATCACAGTTACTAATGCAACAGTATCAAGAAGTGTAAAGGTTGCCGCTCTTAGTGACGGTTCTAGTGCAAATTTAAGTATCACAGAAGTAGTCCAATTAGTTTCCGAATAAAATGAAACTTATCACAGAAGAAGTACAAAAAGTAGAATTTATTACCGAAGGTAAAGGTTCTTCACAAAAATGTTACATTAAGGGAATTTTCCTTCAAGCAGAACAAATTAATCGTAATGGAAGAATGTACCCTCTTTCTATTATGGAAAGAGAAGTAAAAAGATATAATGAAAACTTTGTTCAAAAGGGACGTGCTCTTGGAGAACTGGGCCATCCCGATGGTCCTACCGTAAACCTTGATAGAGTTTCACATAAAATTTGTGAACTTTACAGAGATGGAAATAATTTTATTGGTAAAGCACAAATTCTTGAAACTCCGATGGGAAAAATTGCATCATCCTTAATTAAAGAAGGTGTTTGTCTTGGAGTTTCTTCTCGTGGTGTTGGTTCATTGAAAGTAACTAATGAAGGTCATAAAATTGTTGGCGAAGATTTCATGTTAGCGACTGCTGCTGATATTGTTGCCGATCCTTCTGCTCCTGATGCATTTGTTCAAGGAATTATGGAAGGTAAAGAGTGGATTTGGGATGGAGGAATTCTTCGTGAAAAACTTGCTGAACAAACTCAAAAAACAATTAATGTTTTAGTAGATGAAAGAAAACTCCAAGAACATAAAGTACAATTGTTCCAAGATTTTCTTTTAAATCTTTAATTTATAAATAAATATAGATTATAACACAATCAAACAAAATGTCCGTTGGTAGAAACTTACAAGAAATGGAAAACGTAGTAACCAAAGGAGCTGCACCTGCCGAACCAATGAGCACAATTGCACAGAATGCTTCTGGAGTCATGATTCCTGGGCAAACTGGTAGTTGGGAAGATTTGGGTGGTCCTACTCCAGAAAATTATCGTCCAGACGATGATTCAGCAACACTTAAAACTCCCGGAGCAACTCTTGCTCAGGTAAAGAATGTAGTTAATGCAAAAGCAGCTGCTGCAGAACCAATGCACACTCTTGCCAAAGAGGAAGTTGAAGAAGATGAAGATCTTGTCGATGAAGAAGTCGATGAGGATGAAGAGGTAGTTGCTGAAGCAAAGCATAAGAAAGGTAAAGAGAAAGAAGAGGACGAAGAGGAAGAGGAGGATGAAGAGGAAGAGGATGAGGATGAAATGAAAGAAGAGTTTGACATTGATGAAGATGTCAATGCTCTTCTTGCTGGTGAGGATCTTTCTGAGGAATTCCAAGAGAAAGCACGCACCATTTTTGAAGCTGCCATTCGTTCAAAAGTTTTAGAAATTAAGGAAGAGCTTCAAACAACTTATGAGAATGCACTCATTGAAGAAGTTCAATTTATCAAAGAAGAATTAACTGAGCGTGTAGACGCATATCTTGAGTACGTTGCTGACGAGTGGATTCAAGAAAATGCACTAGCAATTGAGCACGGTCTTAAGACTGAAATGACCGAATCATTCCTCCAAGGAATGAAGAGTCTTTTTGAAGATCATTATGTTTCAATCCCTGAAGATAGATATGATGTAATCGAGAGTATGGTAGATAAACTTGATGAAATGGAAGGAAAACTCAACGAGCAAATCGAAAGAAATATTGCTCTGAATAGAAGATTAGCAGAGTCAGTTGCTGATGTAATTTTTGCAGATGTCGCTGAGGGTCTTGCACTTTCTCAGAAGGACAAACTCGCTTCTCTTGCAGAAAATGTTGAGTTTGATAGTGAAGAAAACTATCGTGAGAAGCTGGTAACTCTGAGGGAATCATATTTCCCATCAAACACTGGTACTCAAAGAGACATGACTGAGAATTTATCGGAAGAAGTTTCCTATGAAGGATCTGAAGCATCTTCAGTTTCTCCAATTATGGAAGCATATCTTCAGACTCTCAGCAGAGTCGCTAACAAGTGATTTTTAGATCATAAATCAAACAAAACTTTTTAAAGAGGTAAAAATCAAATGCAGATGTACAACACCGAATATCTGCAGGAGAAGTGGGCGCCGATCCTTGATTATCAAGGAATGGATCAAATCAAAGATTCACATCGTAGAGCGGTAACTGCTATCCTGCTAGAAAACCAAGAGAGAGAACTCCGCGAGGAGCGTTCTTTCCTTAGCGAAGCTTCCCCAACTAACTCTGCTGGTACTGGCGGATTTAGTGGTAGTGCTGCAAATTCAACAGGTTCACCTGTTGCAGGTTTCGATCCTGTTCTGATCTCCCTGATCAGACGTTCAATGCCTAATCTGATCGCTTATGATCTGTGTGGTGTTCAACCAATGAATGGTCCTACTGGACTTATCTTTGCGATGCGTTCACGTTATCAGAATCAAAGTGGTGCTGAGGCATTCTACAATGAAGTAGATTCAGCATTCTCTGGTCAGAATAACAGCAGAAATCTGACTGCAGGTTTCATTGATGGAACTGTTGGTCTTGGTACTACTGCTCAGGGTGGAACCAATCCTTCAATTCTTGATGGTTCAGACCAAACAAATAACGCTGCAACTGGCGCTAACCAGTACAACGTTGGTGAGGGTATGACCACTGGTAATGCTGAAGCTCTTGGCGACGGCAACACCAACTATTTCAACGAGATGGCATTCTCGATTGAAAAACTCACCGTTACTGCTAAGTCACGCGCACTGAAGGCTGAGTACTCACTCGAACTCGCACAAGACCTGAAGGCAATTCATGGTCTGAATGCAGAGGCTGAGCTTGCTAACATCCTCAGCACTGAGATTCTTGCTGAAATCAACAGAGAAATCATCCGTACCATTTATAAGGTTGCTGTTCCTGGTGCTCAGGTTAACACCGCTTCCGCTGGTACTTTTGACCTCGACGTTGACTCCAACGGTCGTTGGTCTGTTGAGAAGTTCAAGGGTCTTATCTTCCAAATCGAGCGCGATGCTAACGCAATCGCTCAGCAAACTCGTAGAGGGAAGGGTAACATGATCCTCTGCTCTGCTGACGTTGCTTCGGCACTCACCATGGCAGGTGTTCTTGATTACACCCCCGCACTCAACGCTAACCTCAACGTTGATGACACTGGCAACACCTTCGCTGGTGTTCTCCAAGGTAAGTACAGAGTCTACATCGACCCATATTCGGCAAACGTTGCTGCTAACCAGTTCTACGTTGTCGGTTATAAGGGTGCATCTCCTTATGATGCAGGTCTCTTCTACTGCCCATACGTACCTCTCCAGATGGTACGTGCTGTTGGTGAGCAAACCTTCCAGCCAAAAATCGGATTCAAGACTCGTTATGGAATTGTTGCGAATCCATTTGCTAAGGGTGCTACTCTCCCAACCGCTCCAGACAACATTGCTACCAACTCTAA